AGATAATTCAATTGTTCTTCGGAGTATCTGTTTGGTGCAAATACCACATTTGTTTCAGACAGATAATTCAATTGTTCTTCGGAGTATCTGTTTGGTGCAAATACCACATTTGTTTCAGGTGAACAACATTCTGCAATTGTTCTTGGTAAATCCGTTCCATGTTCTTCAACGGGAGTAGTGTGCATTAATAAACATACCTTACTTCTATGTTCTGGTGCTAATGCCTCCACAAACTTATCAAATGCAAGAATTACATCAATTGGTTGTTTTCTACGAATGTTTCTATTATTCCAATATAAAACAAAATCGTACTCTTTTTCACCAAAGATTTCCTTTTTAAATTCAGCAGGTACTTCAATTGGTTTATACAAATCCGAATTAATACCATGTGGTACATAACTCACTTGCCAATCGGCAGGTTTAGTCCAATGTTTTTCTTTATCCCAACCCCATACTCTACGGGTAATACCATAAGTTTGCTTAGAAATACAACCAATCCAATCACAACTTTCGTAGTAATCTCTGTTATATTTTGGGTCTGGTAAATCATCCCAAATATGATAGAAGAAAAGGGGTACTGATTGACGAATTTCATGCTCAATTTCATACAACCAAATCCAATATCTCGGGTCTGTAAAGTGTAGAATTGCATCTGGTTTTTCAATCATTAGTAATTGACGGATAATATCCGCATTACCATAACCATCCGATGGATAAATTTTAACAGATGCATCTTCTACACCTGTTCTTTTACGAACATCTTCGTTTAAATCTAAAACTTTACCTGCTTCTGGATGTTTGATTGCTGCTCCTAATTGTACCCAATCGTACTTATCAACCGTTCCCATAACTAATTGTTTGGAAACATTAGCTATTCCACTTGACATTCGGAGGTCATCCGATAATAATAGTATTTTCTTTTTTGCCATAACTTTTATTTATAATTATATGTATTGGAAATTTAGATTTTTCCATCACAAATTCCTCTTTGAGAGAACTCACACCATTTACAATTCTTCTTATTTTTACCAGGGTTCTTTACAAATTCTACCTGTCTGTAATCACCATTCTCATCAAATACACTATCTACAAATTCTCTAAAAGAAGTCCAAGCTTTGTTTACAGATGGTTTACCACTTGCAGGTATATGCTTTGAAATACGAGGTATTGTATAATCTGTAGATTCTGATACTTTACGTTTTAATATGATGAATTCAGCATCAATCATATCTTGAGATATATTCAATAACTCTGCGTAGAATTTCTTATAAAGGAGAATTTGTGCATTTTTAATATCATCTGCTTTTTGGTATTTGTTCCAACCCATAGTAGATGTTTTAAAATCTATAATACGATAGCGACCTGTAACTTTGTTTCTAACCACCATATCTAAAAATCCTAAAAAACTTACATTTTCAGCAATTTTAGTATTGATAGGTTGTTCGATTGCTACTAACTCATCATTTGTTAATGAAAAGAAACTGTTGAAATTTTTAGGTTTTTGGAAATAATCTAATATAAGATTTCCATCTTCTAAAAACTCAACCAATTCTTCTTTTGTACAAATAGGATTAGTACCATCTAATGATTCTTTTAGATATAACTCACGCATCTTCTCTTTCAAAAATGCTTTTGTATCCATTAGTTTATCTGCTTGTGATTTTGAAATACGCAAACACTTATCCAAATATGTTTGGAGTGTTTCGTGCATTGCAGTTCCAAATACTAAATGGATATTTGATGTAGAGATGGATAATCCATCAATATAATTCAACTTATACTGATATGGACATCCGCTCCACATTGAGTATTGACTAAAAGAAACTCTTCCCACTATATTTTAAGTTTAAGTTTGGTAATTTGTTTTGAATCAATACCATATTTTTCACAGATGAATTTAATGTTTTCTCTACCTTCTCTCGAAGAATATAAAATTTCTATGTAATCAATAGCTTGATGCTCAGAACAAATATACTCATTTTTTATGAGATTAACAAGCCATTCTTCATATTTTTCTCCTGCTTTTCCTTTAATATATTTTAGGTAATACTTTCCTTTAGGGATGATGTCTATGTACAACTTATACATTTCCTTCGGTGATAGAGTTTGCGTTAAAGGAAGTATGGTTGCAATGAGTTCTACCCATTCAGGTTTCATCGAAAGGAATCTATTAATCATAAAGTTACTCCATGTCTTAACATCCTCCTCTGTTAATTTATCAAAGTAGTTTGGGTCTTGTTCCGATGTAATCGCAGCAATGTGGTCAAATAACTTTTTCCCTGCCATTATTCTACTATTGATGATGGTTTATCTCTCAATTCCAAAGGTAACAACTCTTGCAATGCTTTACCACATTGAGTACAAAGATACATTTCAATTGGAATGATTGAATCTTGTGCTTGAGCTGTTACTAATCTTGATAATTTTTTGAATCTAAATCCTGGCATAAATACTTTGTTGCCACATTCACAATCCATATCTCTCGCATCACTTATATTGATGCCCATTGGTAATCCTTGTTCCATTACTTTATAATGTTTAAAATTTGAATAATTGTACTCATAAATACGATTTCTTTATCTACTACTAATGCATCTTTAGATATACCTTCTGCAATAGTTAATATTACATTTGCCGTATTACCAGATGCGTATTCATCTACTCTATCATATAACATAGAATACATTTCCGAATAATCGTTTAGTCTGTTATCAGCAACTGCTTGTCTGATATTCATAAACATATTTCGTTTGTCATCATTTGCTTTTAACAAATCTACCAATTTAGTTTGGAAGTTAGATTCCACCATAATTTGATGGTCTACTTTCAACTCTCCTTTTGCAGATTGTAATTGGCAAGTATTTAAGATTCTACGAATATCTGGATAGTATGAACTAATTATATCAGCTACATTTTTTAAATCGTATTTAATATTTTCCGCATCCAAAATTCTAGTAACCTGAATTGCAACATCCTTTTTAGTTGGAGGTGTGATTGCAAATGTTTGACATCTACTTTTGATTGGGTCAATAATCTTTTCGTGATAATTACACGTTAGGATAAATCTACAATGTTTAGAGAATGTCTCCATTAAGTTACGCAAGATTGCTTGTGCGTTTGGAGTCATATAATCAAACTCATCCAAAATAATAATCTTAAATCCCGCAAATCCCATAGAGGATGCAAAGTTCTTCACCTTATTACGAACTGTATCTACGTTGTTCTCATCTGATGCGTTAATAATCATACTATCACATTTGATTGTATTTACAATAAGTTTTGCAAGTGTGGTTTTACCAGTTCCTGCTTTACCATGTAATAACAAATGTGGAATATCATTATTGTCCAAATATTGTTGAATGGTTTCCTTTACGGTTTCATTTCCAACATATTCGGCAAGAGTTTGTGGGCGGTATTTTTCCACCCATAAACTATGCTCTCTTTTACTATTTTCGTTTGCGAAAAAACTCATCTTTTTTTATTTACCTGTTGAACCAAACCCACCTATACCTCTACTACTTTCACTTAACTCATCTACTACTTGTAATTGAATTACAGGATGAGGAACTATTATGATTTGACAAACTCTATCTCCTACATTATATGCAATGGAATCTAATCCATTTAACTTATTAAAAGTTGCCTGTAGTTCACCTCTATATCCTGCATCAATAACACCAACTGAATTACTTAATATCAATTCTGTGTTTCGTATTGATGAACGGGGAAATACCAATCCAACCATACCTTCTGGTATTTCCATAGCAATTCCCAAACCATATGTGATTTGAAATGATGTATTTGATATGATTTTAGTTGCTACCAAATCTAATCCCGCATCACTTTCTTTTGCATATTTTGGTTTAACTGAATTTTCATCCAATAATTTAATCTTTACTTTCATTTTTTTCCGTTTGCTCTTTTCTTACCGCTTTAGTTTCTTCTGAAATTTCTCTTGGGAAAATTCTAAAAGTCATTCCATTTTGTTGGAAATTCAATCCTTCACCTGTTTGAGGTTGGATTTGTAAAATCATCGGTGCTGATTCTTCTCCTTCATTTGACCATGCAAAAACTATTGGTTCATTGTTAAAAAATTGAAAACACCATTCCGCATCTGCGATTGGTTTTGATTCAGTTGCTTCGATACTACCTGCTTCTTGTTGTTGTAATTCCTCTTGTGGAAATAATTCTAATTGTTCTGCCATTTTATTTTTATTTAATTGTTTACAAATATACGAAAAATATTTTAGAAATCAAAGAACTTTTTTGCAGTTTGAACTTCGTTAGATGCTTTGTTCCATTTCAATGCGTTATAAAAATCATCTAATTTGTTTTCCAACTCTGCTTTGTAAATCATATCTCTATCGATATACTGTTCAATGAAATCCATAATCTCTTTTGGGTCGTTGTAATCTTTGAATGCAACTGTATCTAATCCTAATGGATTTTGTCTTAAATACACCCACTTAACTTTATCACCATCTCTAATTGGTTCGTGCTTAAACGGTGAATTAAAGAATTTCAATAATCGGTTGTATGCAATTCCTGCTTTAACGTGCGCAGGTGTTCCTTTCTCAAACACTGCAATCTGTAACCCACTATCCTTTCTCCACTTACCATCATCGTATTTACTCAACTCTTTAATTGCTCCACCTTTTGCAATGGTTTTAACTGGAAGTGTTGGTAAACTATTTTTAAATTCAATTAGGGTTTTATCTATATAATCATTATCTTTGCCCATAAGAATATCCTTCAACATTGTTGACATAAATCATTGAAATGCTTTAGGGAATGATGAACGAACTACATCTAAACCTTTTACGTCCAACTTATCACATTTGATACCATTCTTTAATACCATCCATTGTGCATATCGTTTCTTTGCTACCCAAAATCCTGCTTTAGAGATGTATTCTTTTTTGATTTCAAATCTATGCTTATCTTTTGGTATTCCAAAGAATCTTTCTGATAATAAATTGTAAAATGAATTTAAGAATGTTTGGGTTTCTTCTGCAATAGTATTAACCTCATCCGCCATTCTTTGTTCATCGAATGTTTTGTAATCTGGATAACGATGTTTAACCAAAGGTTCTGCCATCATATAAATAGAATCAGTATCGATGTAGACGTTGTAATCTTCCTTTGTACCTAACTCTTTCCAATATTTGATGTTTGCCATCTCTGCCGTTTTCTTAATAACAGTTTGACCCGTAATCGTAACTGCCTCTGCATTATCAATATCGTAAAACCGAAAGGCAGGAAGACCAAGAACACCATACATAGAG